ACAGTCCAGTTAGGATTCTGCGAGTCATCCGTTACGTTCCAAGTATTACTTTGAGAATCATCTATTGTTGCCCAATTAGAGCTTTGAGTATCAGTTATTGATGTCCAGTTAGGAGTCTGAGAATCGTCTATTGATCCCCACGATGGGGTTTGAGAGTCATCTATATCTTCCCATAAAAGCCGCCGTGTAAACGTATCACTTGCCGTTGCTGCATCAATAACACTTGCTATAAAACTAGCCGCCGCATTGCTTGCGCCAACAACTGATGCCGATTCCGCAATCGACACCTGCATTGATGCTGTATTACTTGTTTCATCTAAGGCAGATGCCAACTCTGATATGTCAGCGTTTAAACTTGCCAATGCCGACGTTGAATCTACCCCGTTTAAATTCTCACTAACATTACTAGCAAAAGATGCGTTTGCTGAAATGCTGTCTGCCGATGAAGCTGTCTCGCTTGCATTAGACAAATACAAACTACCGCCTTGTATTTGATCATTGCCAGAACTAGCTTCACTTACAGATACCGCCAAACTAGCTTGTGCTTCTACCGTTTCACTTGAGCTGCCTGTTTCGCTTACTGAGCCTGAGTACGTTGGTATAGCCGATGTAGTTTCAGCTCCAGACCCAGTTTCACTTACCGCCGCCCCTAAACTTACAAGGCTACTAACGCTATCTAATCCTGATCCTGCTTCAGATACCGATGAACCAAACTGCTGACTACTTGCCGTCGTCTCTGAAGTGGAAGCCGTTTCATTTATTGAAGAAACAAACTGTTGTGCGCTTTCTGTTGTTTCAGCACCAGAGGCTGTCTCTGCCGATGTCCTGTCGTAAACAGACATACCCCAGCCAGATTGCCCCCATGTGCCGGAACTCCAGCCGCCTTCAGCCATTTATTACTCCGCAACTAATTGGTCTTCCGTAAACCAGCGTTCTTGCACATTGCCGTTCTCATCTGTCCATGAAATTAAATATGAAACTAAACCATCTTCATCCATGCTTAACTTTTGAACTGGGCCAGACGGAACAACCGCCTTAACCTTAACTGTTTGACCTTTAGTAAAAGCTGCCATTTCTATCTCCTATTAAGTAGCTGTAAGGCTGAACGTATAAGTAACATTTAATACGTCGCCGTTTACAACCGAACGATCTCCGGGAGATTGGAAATCAGATGCTGAAAACAACGTCCCTGAAGTTCCAGAAGCTACCGAGGCAAGAAAAGCACCAGCAATAGTCGTTGTTGCATTCATTGTAAAAGATGCCGGAGAAGCAGAATTGCTAATAACAGAAGGATTAGCAGTGGTTGCTGTACCAAATGTACAAGCTTTGCGTGAGCCAGCATAGCTAGTATTTTCAGTCCAACCAGCATGAGAAGCTAATGTATCGCCAGCAGCGAAAGTTGTTCCAGAAGCTGGGCCAGTAACCAATCCAATGTACCAAGCGGCAGTATATGCAGAGCCAGAAAAGTACTTGGTGTTCATGTCCTGAACGCCTACGTTCACAACAAGATTGTGGTTCTCTTCTTCCCATTTGAGGTTGCCATCTTTGTCGTGGCACGTTACTTTAAATATGCCGCCAGCAAACATACCCTCAGCACTCATCGCTTTACGTTCTATGGCGCAGCCTACAATCTCTGAAGACGCTGCATTTTCGTTGTTCATACAAACCCCTTAATAAAAATTTTCTTAATAAGAACTGCGAATTAATGCTTCGCTTGCACTGTTCGTTGGCATAGTTATTAAGAACGTAGTTGCAGAAGTTTTATCTGAACCAAAATCTAACACTGCCACTGATCTGTTTGCCTTACTAGCGTTGTATATCAATGCACATCTAGCAGTAATTACGCCCGACCACGATATATTTGGGAAACCAACATATGCCGTTGACCCAGAAGAGCTGACCGTAATAGGCGTTAACTGAGATCCACCCGCTACATAACTGCCACCACTTGTCTCATTCGTTGTCGTGTAAACAGTAGTTTCTTCGTTTAAATCTGCATTGCCATTATATAGTGCAATTTTAATAACATCAGTAGTTAAATCATGGATGCCTTGATACAACTCAGCCTTAAAACTTGTTGTCTGTGTTTGGACAATGCTCATCAGTTCACCTGAATCCTAACCTGACCATCACGATAAGCATCCATACGCTGTTTACCATCACCCAAGTTCTTGAGAAGAGCAATCGACTCAGCATAACGCTGCGAGTACAACGGAGCATCGTCTGGAAGAACTTTCATATATGTTAATGCCTCAAGCATTGTTCCATTCAATAATGCCGAGTCAAAGTTGTCACCAAGCCACGTTGAACCTGCGGTCACGATTGATGGTGGGTAGTAGTAATAATGAAGTTCTGCCTTGTAAGCAGCATCTGGCGTAGGGCCAAGAATGAAAGACAACTCATTAACGTCTGCTGATTGAGGCCCAAAGATGGCGTAATGCCTTGGCTTGCCTGTGGACGTTGGATCAGGATAAGCCTCACGAATGAAGTTAACGTCTTTGTTTAGCAAGAAAGTGTAATCGCCACCAGCCGCTGGATAGATTGCCAAGGAAAATGTTGACAAGAAATCAGCAGGGGCAGAAAGATACTTATTGCCAGAGGAAAGCGTACCCTCCACATTCTTTCTCAGGTTTGCAACCTGCACCGTGTTATAGATGCGCTGCTCTGCCTGTTTTATAAATGTGTTAATTATGCTGGGATTATTTGCGTAATCAAAATCGTTTTCCGCATAATCCTGAACAGTTGTTACGAGGGTGGTGTAATCCATTGTAAAGTTATTCCTAGGTCACTATAAACTTAACCCATTGGCCCACGCGCCATAACGCCTTTGGTAGCTGCGCCAGTGCCGCGAATCTTAATGCCATCGGTCTTTACTGTGTCAAAAGCACCCACGCTTACGCCATCCATTGGATTCCAATTAGGATTTGGCTTCAAAGCTTTCTGAGGATTCTTGACATCATTGATGTCCATTGCCTTAGCGCCTTGATGTGGAGCAGCGTAAACAGAAGCATCACCAACCTCTTTGCCACCCATCTTTTTGCTGAACTTGCCCATATTAGCCTCCACGACCTGTGTTACGTTGATTGGCAGCACGGGCTAAGTTTCTGCCCATCTGTTTCATTTTCATACTAGTAACGCCACCTTTAGCCATTTTCATAGCGCCTTGGTGCAATCTTTTTTCATGACCTTTGACAGCTTTGTTGGCTTCAACGTCGGCAATTTGTTTAACTTCTGACTTTTTCATTTTGATTCCTTATGTTGGGCTGACCGTTACCGAGCCAACCTGTGCTATTGAAACTAAGTAATTAGGTGTTAAAACAGCATCAAACTGCCTTGAACCGCCAACTGGTAACCATCCCCACTGTATATCTCGCGAACCACCAGATTGATACCCGGCATCTCCACCGTTTGGATCATTCTGTAACCCGTTTAAACCAGACGTAACATACGTCGTATCTGGGCGTGGCTCACGTACTGCTTGTGGGTCATCCACTGGATACATGCCCAATAAAAGCTGAGGATGATCCGGTGACCAGCATTCATCACATACCTTTAACTGATACAGCTTTGTCTTAACAACCTCATAACGCAACTGCTTCAGTTTAAACCTAAAGCCGCAAATATCACACTGGGCAATACTAAATTTGCCCGATGCAAATCTGTTACCCATTAATAAAAACTCCCACCAATGAATGCTGCCCTTGGGACTAATCTTAATGCTGCTTTTTCTCTATCTTCACCAGCCGCCAAGTTGAACTGTTCGTCGTACACAGCCTTTAGCATCTCAAGCCTTGATACAAGGTCTGGAACCTTCATAGCGATGTAATAGGCGAGTCCTGCTACTAGACAAGGGTAGAACCTGAAATTCATGTCAGCGGTCTGTATACCGCTTCCTGCGTCCTGTACTCGACGCAGTCTCCAATAGGCAAAGGTGTACGTTGTAGAGCCGTCTGGCGTGGGCCAAACTGTAATTGCTGGGAGCTGTGGTACATAGACCGTTGCTCCAGTTGTATGGGATGCTGCCGTTGTATTGTTCTGTCCACGGAATACATTACTTAAGACGTTGCCAGCTATGTATCCGTACCACATGTCTTCGTTGTCAATACGAACAAACCCATTGGATGCCAAACCTACGGTGCTACTTAATGTGATAGTTGTGTCTGTAGATGTAATGTTGCCCACTAACGTAGCATTGGCTGGGCCAACTTGACCCGACAAACGCTGAATCCAAACCTGAATTGGTCGTGCTTGGATTAGCTTATTTGGAATCGTTGCATACGTTGGTGCGCTAATCCGACTGATGTTTAAATCAGTCTGTAGATTAGTTTGATTGGCGTTGGTTCTAATAACGTGATCCAGCAGGTCAATCGTGTCATTGGGGAGAGCATAGGTGTTTAAACCCTGAGTCAGTTGAATGACTCCCTGCTCAATCGTCCACATGTTGATACCACGGTTAGCCCACTCAATAGTCATCAGGTTCATTGATCGACGGGCAGTGCGTAGGTCATAACCAGAACGCATCTCACGCCCAGCCCTTTCCCACGCTTCTTCAGCGATCTCCTGAAACTCCATGTTGAAAAGAGTTGAGCCAGTAGTTGTCATTTCTTAGCCTAGTTCTTCTTCTGCCATTATTTCTTCTACGATCTCTCTAGATTCGTCTTCCAAGACTTCCTCTAGACCGCAAAAACAGGGATTATCAATTGCATCTGTAGCTGGACAATCTTTAGCATGTTTCATTTTGCAGCCCTCATGTTATTTATTAATTGCATAAAGAGTGTAAGACCTTTTATTGTTTAAATACTCAATAGCTTTTTTTAAAACATTTTCTGAAATCTTTTGACACTCTATACAACAGTATTGACCTTTCCAAAACTGATCTAATTCTTTATCAGATTTGCAAACAGGACAATGCTTCATTTTTTCCTAGCTACACGTAAGTTATCGACTAAATTTGGATAAGGTCTACCTGCTGCTTTTGCCATTGCTTTGGCTTTAGACTTCTTATCAGAGCTAAGTTTCTTAGGCTTACCCAGACCCTTTGGTCTAGGTTTATCCCATACTTCCCCGCCTTCTTTAAATAGCTCAACAGGGTAGTTCCCATCCCGTTTCTTAATGATCTTGGGTTTAGGAACCTTAGCTTTATTAATTGCGCCCATACCTCTAGATGCCATCATTTAACACTTTCCACCGTAAGACATGCCGATTATTCTGCCTTTGGTTTTACCCTTTTGAGCAATCCCATCACCACGGGAAGAAGCAGATGAAACTTTGCCACCATTTTTAAGGTTTTTCATAGCATCACCAAGAGTGCTTGAGGGTAACTTTCGTTCACCTTTGTTCCACTCTTGTTTAGCCTTATCCATATCCTTCTTTTTTTGCTCTGGGGTTCTGTAAGGAGCATTAGGAAGCGGAGGAATATCTTCAATACTTTGAATGTTCCCACCCTTGGCTTGTTTAATTGGCTTTAAAGACTGTACCGGGCCTTCATCGTCTTGAGGAGGTGTCATGCCTTCTCTAAAAATCTCAACCTTTTTCCTAGGCGTAATTTTTGGATTCTTAACTACCTCTTCCGCCATTTGTCTTTTAAGCTCAGAACGGGTTGGAGGCTTTACGTCTTTAAGCACAGAACCACCATCAGCAAACTTTTTTACTTTGCCACCCTTTTTCATTGTTATGGCATCGGGTGAACCAGTGCCAACACCAAGAGAACTGCCAGCTTGTTGGATTGAATTGCTAATAGCATTAGCGCCTTGATTGACTTGGTTAAGACCATCCATAGCACTACCGCCACCACCACCTCCAAATTTCCCTTTATCACCGCCACCATAGCCCGGCATTAAAGTGCCAAGAGTATCCCCAATAGTTTTCTTACCCCCAGAAGTTGACTGACCAACTTCACCATTTGGGTTGGCTCCAAGAAGCCCACTTGCACCAATTGCAGCCATAATATTCCCCTTAAACTATTCGACCTTTGGTCTTACCACGTTGGGCTATGCCATCACCGCGCTTAGATGCATTAGAAACCATTGGCTTTGAAGATTTTGATTTCTTTATTGCTCCACCTTTGGCAAACTTTTTAATTGCTCCGCCTTTTTTCATACCCATAGGGTTAGGTGGTTTTACTGGAGTATTTGTACTTTGCCCCAGCATATTGTTTTGTGCTGGCATAACTCCAGAAGCATTATTCTGGTAATTACCACCAAGACCGCCTATACCGCCCGAAAGACTACCTATGCCACCCATAGGAGGATTTATACCACCGCCCATAGAAGCATATGGGTTGTATGGAGCATTACCCCCCATAGGAGGCTTTATGCCACCACGAGATAGAAAATCCAAATCATCACGCACAGGTATGTTCATGACAGCATATGGGTTGTATGGAGCATTATCCGTCCCCGTAGGGCCTTGTGGCTGCATAGGAAAAACACCATGTGAATCATATCCATCAATTTCAGCTAAATATTTAGGATCAACTTGAGATTTAGGTTTACTTGCTTGATTAAACTCATCAATCATGGCTTGAATACTAGCCATGTTTTGTGTAGGTTTAGGATCAACTTGAGGTTGATTCTTCACCCTAGCAATTTCCTCCATCCTAGCAATTTCATCCATTATGGCTTTCATCTTATCCAAATTGGATTTACTGTTTAGCCAATCCACATTTGGCGCATTGCCAAAAACATCTTCAGGGACAACTGAGCGAGGGATAAAATCATCACCATCATAAGGACTAAACGGTGCTTTTGGCTGCATTGGTGCATTACGCAATGCTCTTTTTGCATCCCTATCCGCTCTTCGTTGAGCATGAATAGCACGCAATTCGTTTAAATGAGCTTGCCTAGCTTGTTGTTGAGCTAACCGTGGTGATACAGGCTTAGGCGTAGGCATAGGCTTAGGCGTAAGAGGTGTAACAGGAGGCAAACTTCTTCCACCCTCACCAGGAATAAAAGGTGGTGGCGTAGGCGTAGGCATAGGAGGCATAGCTGGCATATTTTGCCTTGGCCCATAAAACTGTGCGTCTGAATCTTCAATAAATTTTTGAATTTCAGAATCAGACATGCCTTTATTACGCATTCCTTGGATATCATAGCTACTCATAATATTTTTCCTTAAACTATTCTGCCCTTGGTCTTGCCCTTCTGAGCAATACCATCGCCACGTTTAGATGCGGAAGAGATTGAGCCACCACTAGCAAACTTTTGCATTGGCTTGGCTCTGGTTTTGCCGCCCTTCTTGAAGTTAGGGCCGCCTTCGTCTGCCATACGCTCCATATCCATAGACATTAAAGGATCAGAAAGTTCATGAATACGAGGCGATCTTGTACCCATCGAAGAAGGACGAGATTCATTCAAATAATCTTCTTTCTTTTTCTTTATGTCCTTCATACCTTTGTACATCGACATTCCAAGCAGACCTAATGCTGCTGGGCCAAGGACACTCATTTCGTCACCGCCAGTAGCTTTAGTCCCAGCGCGGGTTTTTCCATCGCTTTCATTAGAAACAGGCGTACCTGCGCGAGTTCTAGCACCACCGGAGCGGGTATTTGGAGCCGTTTGAGATTTTTTACGCAAATCAAAATTAAAGGTGTTTTGATTACCAATATTTGCCGGTTTGTTATCATCCATTTGATAACCGGGGGCATTTTTATTTCTTGGCAAAGACGACGATGATTTTCTTTTCTTTACTGGCGCAACAGCCTCTGAACTTTCACTAGAAGAACCGCCTTTGTTAGTGATGTAGTCTTCAATCTTGCGACGCTCACCAGAGTCTGAATCTTCGTTTGATCCACCAATTTGGGTACGACCCATGAGGAAAGGAGACTGAACACTTTCCGTTGGGGCATTACCCATTCTGGAGATGTCTTGATTAGGCGCAGCGTTAACAGTAGCGCGGTCTTTCATGCGACTTGCTGTGTCTGCGTCAGTACGCCCACGACCCGCTCCATAGCGTCTATACGCCTCTGATTTAGGGTCGTCTATGCTCCCCATGCGGAGACGCTCCAAAAGGCTTACACGGTCGCCTTTAGACGATTCTAGACCCTTCTTTTTGAAGTCATCTTCAACTACGTCACCATCTGCGTAGCGTTTGGGTTTCATTGGCTTTTTCATAATTACCTCTTAGCACTTACCGCCACGGTTCATCTTAATCATCGCGCCCTGTGTCTTGCCTTTCTTGGCTAGACCATCACGGCTAGGGGCAGCAGTCTTTACTTTCCCCATTGATGTCATGCCGCCAGAAGCCATTCTTTTCGTCATGCCGCCACGCTTCATGCCAGCTTCAGCCATCTCATGTTTGATCATGGATTTAGGAGCGCCCTTAGATTTCATGAACGACACTTCTTTCTTAACCATCTTCTTTGACTCAGCCATACCACCCTCCTTGAATTTTTTACCCTTATCCGCCGCAGCGAACTCTTTACCTACAGACTGCTTAATACCAACCTTCTTAGCAAAAGCTGGATTATTAGCAATTGCTTCCATAAAGTTATGCTGCTTCTTAGATACGCTAGGCACGATTGTTCTCCATAATCCGATCAATCTTTGATTCCAACCTGTCTAAACGGTCAAGAACACGATTAATGTCTGTGTGAACCTCAGACTTCGTTACGTATTCTTTTGCGATTTCTTCGCGGGTACGGTTAACCAATATCTGAATCCTTTGCAGTTCATCAGACTTACTCTTTAGCACCCACCCAACAAAACTTACAACAATGGTAAGGAGGGCGTTCCATAGCATCATTTCCATTTAGCAATTCCACGCTCTTAATGCTTTATTTATCCTGCTGTTTGGATCGTTGGCTGTTTTCGCACTTGTGTTCTTCTTTTTGTGACCTGTCATTCGAGCGCAAAACGATGCCTTTCGACCTGCCGATTCCTTGGTCTTTGGGTGCGGTGCTGGTGGCTTCAGGTTCATTCCTTGCTTCTTCGCTGAAGCGCGACCTTTCGCGTTTAAACCACCCTTCGGGTTTTTCCCTTCGGATCTTTGCCATGCTGGAGTTTTAGCCATTTGCCACCTTCAGTTGGATCATGGTGTCTTCAATCATTGGCTCTAGAACTTGTTTGCCAAAGTGTCCTGTGAATTCTGTCTGCCCGTAGTGACCAAGGTTAACCTCTGGGTCTACGTAAATCTTAAATCCTGCCTCTGTTGCCCTGTTGCAAAATAAATAGTCTTCGCCGTAGTAATGTTCATCTTGCAATTGGAAGTCAAACAAAGCGTAGTGATAAGTTTCCTCTACGTTGTTCCAGTACTTCCATTCTGGATGGTCGTTGACTAGCTTCTCAATAACGTGGCGTTGGATAAACATAAAGCCCGTTCCAATGCGTAATACACGCAATAGACCGTTTTCTGTTAGTTCTACCCCGCCATGATCGTTGTAGTAAATGTCTGTAAAGAACTTCTTGTCATCTGCCCTGCGTGGGTATGAGCCACAAAGGATGTCTCTGTCTGACCCCAATGCCATGATTCGCAGAATGTCTTCATGTTTGAAATGAATGTCTGAATCAATGAAAAGTAACTCCGTGCAATCAGACTTTAAGAACTGATTGATCAGGGAGTTACGGGCTTTGGTAATTAAAGAACACCCAGAGATATGGGCTAAATGGATAGAAAATTGATAGCGCAAGGAAGACATCGCAAGCTGTGGAAGTTCATATGCCGCAGCAATATTTAGCTTCCCGTCGTAGGTTGGTATGCCCACGAACAGCTTGCGCCCCTTTAGGCTAAAGTTTTTCTCTTCTTCAGCCATAGAAAATGCTCACTGCTGCCAGATTTACCATATAAGAATACACGCCGTTTTGAGCCAAAAGACCTTCACCCGGCAGCGTTTGACCATTGTTATATGTGTCACCAGCTGCAACATCAAAAGTCATTAACCATCCACCCGTTGAATAAACAGCGGCTGGTGTCCCTGTAATTGTCCCAGAGTTAATGTCTGTAAGAGTGAAAGTGTTAGTGGTTACGGTAGCAATAACGTAATTACCGGACGTAGCTGAACCACCACTACCTGCATCAAAATCAATGCCAATAGTTTGCCCTGCTAATAAACCATGACTATTTTTTGTAACAGTAATGGTTGTGCTAGAACGACCGTAAGTAACACTACTAGAAACAGGAGCAGTTGTTGTGTCAAAAAGAACAAACTGCCCCGCCGTTGCAGTGCCTACAAACGCCACGGCTTTAACCCGTGTGCGTCCAATATACATCTGCCCAGACTGATTTATATGAGCCTGTTTTACATCGGTTTGCATCATGGTGATGCTCCTTAATCGTTCTGCTGACCAGCTAAAGGATCGGCAACGTAATAAGTGATGTAGCCAGTGATTGTGCCGCTAGATGCAGCAGAAGCACCAACACCACCAGTAAGGTACACAAAGTCAGTAGCAGACAATACCTTGCCAAGGTTTGGCCCTTTAGTTGTAGAAGCCAAAGTTACGCTAGTAATTGCATCTGAAGGAACTTCGTTACCCAAGCCAGCAGGAGTTGCTGTACCAGCCGTGTACAAAGTAAAACCAAAGTCAACTGTTGGGCTAGTGCCGCCAGTAGATGTGGTTGCACTTATGTTAATATCATTGACTACTGCGCCAGCAGGAAGAATTACTGGGCGTGAATCTGTAGCAGAAAGCTTGACGTTGGCAGATGCTGCTGCCACGTTGGAAATGTAAAACTGAGCAACCATTAAACCAGTACCGCAATATGCTGTACGTGTTTGATCGCCGCCGCCAGAACGCCAAATACTCTGGGTGGTTGAAACTGCCATTTGATTTTCCTCACATGCGAGTTAAGTGTAAGCGATCTGCATGTCGTCAGCCGGGACTGTTCGCAAACACCGGAATACCCGGAATACCTTATTTATACCATGCTGTTTAAACAGAATCAAACAACATTTAAGGTTTATTCACATTGACTTAGGCATAGTTCTCCCAAGGGTGATAGCCCACCTCTTTGCCGGAGGCTCTATCTTCCCTGCCCAATCATTAATCTTTTAATGACCTAGCAAACCCGTAAGGCAACGATTTATCAATGAGAAGTTGTCTATCACCCATGTCTTCTCATCTTACGGAGTCCCTCGTTGACAGGCTCCACGGCTTGCTCCGGGGTGGACGGCAGCCGGTGTACTCTCTACAGCAGCCCATTCAGGCTCATAACTGTCGTGGTAGGAACGGTCACCGGAAATAGAAAAACCCATAAGGTTTGGCTCTTCGTGTGACGGCACGCCCTTTCGGGTAAAGAACCAAAGCTTATGGGCTTCGGGATTGTCTCTGCCGTCACAGTGACAGGCACAGTGTATGGCAGAAAAATAAAATATGCAAGTGTTGGTACTCGCTGCACTGCAAGGGTAGTGGTGATCACCCACCGGCTGAGCGTTGATGAAGCGCCAAGTCCACGATTAGCATCCGCTTTCCCAACACGGCTGAGGACTGAGAAGATCGTTCTGACCCACTAGTAAGGCACACAATCCTCATGCGTCTTGGTGCTGGTTACGATTATCCAGCGTATGTGTCGATGCTACATTGGCCCATACCGACTAGGTTGTTGATGGCATCCCAACAGCGCCGAGCCACCGAGTCGAACGGTAGCCCCACCACTGAACCCGTGAGCGCCTTGTGCTTGGTTGCACAGCCACCAACACGGATGAACACTTACTCTATTTCTCGTCGCCTGTGATGCGTTCAGGCATTCAAGCAAATGTTCATGCGTCTTGGAAAATAAATTATACCAAAAAAAGGGGGGCTTGCACCCCCCTTTTTATTACGACGAACCGGGAGATCCGAAGATACCCAGCGGGTCGGAAACACCAAACGAATAACGCTCACGCGCCTTGTAGCGCACGTTACCTGTGTCAAAGTCACCGTCCATACCCTGAGTCAACGGGGTACGTACAAAGTGCTTCAGACCATTAGGTACATCAGTCAACAGGAACCATGCGTTAGTGTCAGTCAAGTAGTTATTTACTTTGTAACCCTGTGGAACGGAACCATTGTTTTTGATGGCGTTGATGTCGTTGTCGTTTGTACCAACACGCAATTCAGTTTCGAGCAAGCGAGTTGCAACGAACTGGAGTGCTGGTGGAACAATCAACTTACGAGGTTTTGCTGCAATCAACAGACCACGTTCGTCAGTCCAACCAGCGATTTGAATAACAGCGTTTTCCAACGATGTTTCATTCAAGTCAGCGCCAGTGGCAGGACGATTGCTGTTGACACCACCAGAGATCAGCGGGTGAGAGGTGCTACACAAGGTAACGCCGTCACCGTAGGTTACTGTTGTGTTGAACGCATTGTTCAGCACGTAAGCAGCCTTCACTTGCTTGGTGTATGCCATAGCACGGGCTAAAGCTTTGGTGTAGCGCGTTGACAGGGAGTCATAGAGGTTGTCCTCAATTGCCTCTTCAGTCAGCGCGAAACCCAAAACGATAGTTTCGTGGTTGTATCGTGCAGTCCAAGCTTCTTGTGCGTTGTCGTAAGACATTGCGCTACCCTCGTTTTTAACGGGAGCGGCACTAAAGCCAGACAGCTTGGTTTCTTCTTCAAAACTACGCTCTGATGTCTCAGATTCGTAGATCTCTTTGTGTTGCTCTCCGTAGGTCTTGTACTCCATACCAAACAAAGCGTTCAGACCGGGTAACAGTTCCTTGAGCAGTTGTGCGCGTGAAATAGCCATGTTTTACTCCTTACACACCAGTGGTGCTGTTGTACTGATGTGTATTGATTTTGACAATCAGTTCCACGAAGGCATCTGCACTCAATGCTGTACCGGGAACTACATCAATAACACGCAGCGGGAGGGTATTAGTTGTGTCGTCACTACCTGCCAAAACAGCAGTTGCTGAATCGCCAGTGGTAGTTGAACCAGTGTTTTGAACCAATGTCATATTGGAACCAACTACTGCACGACTAACGCCTGTGGTCGTTACTGTTGTACCCGAAGATACAACGGCAATTTTAAACGCAACCATTGGATCATCTACCACATAGCCATAGGCTGGGTTTGCAGAAGTCGCTAGACCTGCTGGGTAGAATTGACCCTGAACTGGTTGACCAGAAGAGTTGATATAAGCACAACCAACCATAACGCCGCAAGGAGTTGCATTGTTTGTGCCGGTGTCGCGAACCAGATAACCATTGCTAATTTTTACTGTATCACCTGCTGTAATAGCAGTAGCGTAACCAGTAGCAATAGGGATCTGGCGAATCTGCCCAGCGTATGGCAAACCGTCAATACGATTGACAGCTTGTAGTCCATAAGGTGAGCTTACTGTTGGATAAGCCATGTTTTACTCCTAAAGTTAAGATCTACCAAAAGTGACCTTAGACTTCCTCTCGTTAAAGAGAGGCATCCGAGGATCGCTCTCACGCATAAAGTTGTTATCTACCGATTCCATCCATGATTTAGCCATATCTGTGTAATGAGCATCACGTTGGACGGTAAATTCAACGGGGGTTTTGCAAAGAACTAATCCACCAATCTCAATACCATCTGGGAAACGACCATTAGGGTTGTTTAACAGACGGAGTTTAGGTTGTGTAATAGCCTTTACAGGTTCCCAACCCTCGCGAAGCTTACTGGAGTAATTAACTGGATCATCTCTGCCGAGAGTGCTGATACGAATCCAACGGAAGGCATAACCATCCTCTGGCTCAGGATCAGGCAGTAATTGTGGCGGTGTCCAACGCTTGGGCCGCATATCTACTTCACGGGACTCAGTCCCACGCTTTTCTCTTTTTTGATCATCCATTTTGATTTCTCCGTAAATTCGCAACCTCACGCGCATACTGTTCCAATGGAACACCAAGGCGCTTGGCGATGTTGACTTCTGACTGCGACAATGTGATTTTCTTGGGCGCAACACTTCGCGTTGCCGAAGCAACTACATTTGACTTGGGGCGCTGAGTCTTCGCATCAGCGGGTTCTCCAGACTCAAACTTATCCGGGAACACTTGGCGCAACCTACCGTTTAAACGCTGGTAGTAATCGTCACTCCTAGGGTCAATGCCTTCTTCGTTTACAAGTTTGTCGTGGTACGCCAACGCAAAACCTGTCATTTCCCTATCTCTGCCCCACCATTCATCGTTAGCTTTACGCCAACTTTCAGCTTTCGCATCATAAGGCGGTTGTGTCACTGGTGCAACTTCTTCTTCAACCGGCGTTGGTTTGAAGTTGTTTACACGTTCAGATTTGAGTTTGGCAATGGTCAGTTCTTCCTGTGCGTCCACAAGTGCGTCTGAATTACCTTCCTCATAAGCTTGTTTGTACTTACGCTTTGCCTGTTCAACTTCTTGCGATACCTGCTTTTTAGCCTGTTCAAGCAGAACATTCTGGCTGTTATTAACAGTACCTTTGAGGCGTTTGTTTTCCTCAAAGACGGTTTGGGCTAAACGAATAGCCTCTTCCTTTTCTCGCAAGGCAGCTTCTTTGGCGCGGCGTTCATCGTGATAACCCTTAGTAAATTCACGAATCCTGTTACGGTCACGCTTTGAATATGTTGCAAGTTCTTCGTCCGTTGGATCTTCCGGAGGAGTCTTCATTGGCTGTCTGCCACGATCTTCTTCCGGCGTATCGTCTACAACCTCGATTTCAGGCACATCATCGGCTGGTTCAACGACTTTGCTTCCTACACGGGTCTTTAACTCAGACTCGTCTGGGAACTCAAACTCTACGTTCTCATCCATAGTTTCTCCTTACGCACGGGAAATACCGCGAGGATCTTGTACAACAGCTTCGACGCTGTCATCGTAGATCAAACGCAGTTCTTGTCCATGAATCTTGATCCGTGTACCAGTGTTTGGACGGACAAGGACGAAATCACCTACTTTGCATGAAGGGCCTGATGGGAATTTCTTCTCATCTTTATATGCGTCTGGCCCCATTTTCATTACAAACAGTACTGGCGAAAGTACTTCTTCGTAATGCATGGTAGTTCCAGCTTTAGCAATGCCACTTTCAAACTCATCTTCCACCTCCGGTAAAGCGCACAAGAGGTAATAAGTCGATGGATCAGGTAACTGCCTAGCCTTTTCTTCCGCTGTTTCTAGAAGGGTTGTGGTAGTTACTCCGTCTTGACTCAATAAGATTTCACTCATCTTCAAAGTTCTCCATTTTTCGCACAAGGTCTTTAATTAAAAATTGTGCATACACTAGACCTTGAATGTGTCCACACAACTCTTTGTACTCGGCATAATCTTTCGCAGTGCCTGTACTAAGATTGTCAGAAAGATTACGCTCTCTTTCTGTCAGTTCTTTGAGGAGATGCTGGAGAATCTTCTCCTCATTCATTTGTTACCCCGTTTAAACAGGTCAACATTTACACGTTGATTGGCTTGTCTATCTTGCGCCTGTATCCGAGCCATCTCAATTTCTTTAGTATTTGTTACTTTCTGTGCTTCTAACTGCAACTTAGCCTGAGCAATCTGCATCTCAGCGGCAGCCTTTTGGGCTTTAGTTTGGGCATCCTGACCTTTAATCTGGAGTTCAGCTTGTTGCATTTGCATAATTGGATCTTGGGCTTGTTGTTGAGCTTGGGCTTGTTTGGCTTGTGCTTGGTTTTTCTGTAGAAGCTGCTGCGCTCCTTTAGCAACCAATCTAGACAATTCCACTTCAATGCTTTCTGGCAAATCTGCATTGGGGTCTGGTAATGGAACGCCAACCTGTTCTTCAACATTCTTACGGTAGTTAAAGGCTAGGTGTTCTGCCACATGAGCCATGACTGCTGCCTGAATCTTTTGAGCCATTGGGTTTTGACCAATAAGCTGGGCAATAGCTGGGTCTTGCATAAACGACATATGAGAAGTGATATGAGCGTCGTGATCCTGATAAATAAAGGCTTTGGTTGGCTTTCCGTTTAGGAATGCCATGTTCTCTGAAATAGGATCTTTTGGACGCTGGTCGTCTTCTGTAGGGACTAACTTATCGGCATTCTTAATACCTAAGACTTCAATCATCTGCCTGTGAAGATGAGGCAGATCATAAATCTGAGGGGCAGTGGCAGCTAACTGAATGACAGCCTGATACTGCATAATCCTCTGAGCCATCGTAGAAGAATTAGGGTCAGATACAGGAATGACCTCTACTACGTCGTAGTCAGCTTGTTTAGCCCGACGATCTCCACCTTGTGGATCATAGGTATATTCAAAAGGAGCAAAGTCTCTAATGATGCTCTTTAAGAGTTTAAACTCTTGCTTCATAGAAGCGTGTACACGCGCTTGTACTGCGCTCATCATCTTTAACTGACGTTCCAACAAAGCTAGAGTCGTTCCAACAGGAGCATTGGCGCTCATGTCAGAAACCTTCATTTCGCCAATTGACCCTAGTCTTCTGCCTTCTTCTGTTATCTGATTTAAAAGAGTTAACAGAGTATTGCTTGGTTCTTTGTAAGGCAGGGGCATGATGTTGTCACGCATCGTGCCGCCCATGATGTCGATATCTCGCCATTCACCCGGAGCAATAGGGGTATCGTCATCTTTAATTCTCATCCCACGGGCTTTAAGACCGCCGGGCAAGTTAGATAAAGTTCCTGAATCAACTAATTGGCGTATCAAAGACGTACCTGCGCGAGCATATCCGCCGATGATATGTATAAGACCTAAGCCATAGAAACCAAAGCCGGGGATGTAGCAGTAATCAACGAAATGCTGACGCGCTTGGTGGGTATCATCATCTTCTTCCCAATTACGGTAGATAGACAATACATCGCCTGTACCTTCGTCAATGGTGACAACATAAGGTAAGGCAATACCTGTAGGCTCCCCATCTTCGTCTTCGTCTTCTAGACCTTCAATATCTAGGTAGGTATGGATTTCTAGGATGCGATAACGGTTGTCGTCATTCGTCTTATATCCTTGTTGTTCTGCCTTTTTCTTTTCAATATCGGAGATGATATTGATAGGTTCACCTAAGTCTAGATCACGGTAAAACCCTGAATGCTGGAGTTTCTTAAGATCATTTTTGGTCTTACGCATTACGTGGGTTATACGTTCTGCGCTGGACAGACTAGATGTACCAAAGGGAACAATTACATCTTCTGCGGGGATAAAGGGGGCAGCGGGTATTTCTTTTAGGGTGTCTGGGTAGATCTTTTTAAAGGCAGATCCGGCAAGTCCTAGGGAATAGAGAAGTCGCTCATGTTCTGGACGGTAGTCAGGCATCTTCTCCGTCAGGGTGTAGTTCATATCTTCCGACACACGTTCCGCTGCATCTTCCTTCTTCTTGTCTACTTTTCCAATAATCTCGGTCTTGACAGGCCCTCCAGCAGGGAAGGTCTCCATAATCGATTCCGACTGAAACCTTATGGCTGCTTCCGTTAGGATGGTTGAGTAAACACCACAGGCTCCATTCCACGGCTCAGTCCTTTCTTCGTATTGAAGACCTAGGACTTCCAAGCCTTTAACAAATGTT